AGCTCGGATATTGTATATCGGGCTTCCCCCTCCTCTTTAAGATTTGCTATTAGCCAGGAGGTTAACCTAAAGGCTTCGCCTGGAAGGCGAGGGTTTTAACCCCATTATACAGACAATAAAGGATTCCGTACTGCGTCATTTTCCCAGCCCGGAGGATCGGTATCGCTATGAAAAGCGAGCAGCACAAGTGTTGGATGAGCTGGTCCGCCAGATAATGGAGCGTTCAGGCGAACCGGACGCATGCGGGCGTATCCTTGACGCGGCATCGGAAGGCGTTTTCTACGACCTGTATTTTGATCTTGCCGATCGTGGAGATCAAATGCGGTCAGTCAAGCCATACGCTGGACTGTTCCCCCGCCGCGCTGAAGCTGTCCTCGAACGAATACATTACCGACATTCGCTTCGAATTCGGCACAGTTAAGGCCGGATTCCAGGAGAGCGAGGCTCCGTCGTTCATCGTGACCACATTGGCGACGCTGCCGGATGGTTTGGAGGGTGGTGACACCTTGATTGTCACGGAGCTTGACCGCCTGGGCAGGAATAAGGACGCCACCCTCAAAGAGCTACGGTATTTCAAGGATAACAATATTCGTGTGATGATATTGGAGATACCGACCACCTTGCAGAATTTATCCAAGATGGAAAATTCAATGGCGTCTATGATTATGGACACCATCAACAATAAGCCGGCAATATTACTACAAGGATATTGTCGCTTATCTCAAAGAAAACGGGCAGCAGGTTTCTTTGATGTCGGTACAAAGATATGCCGGCAAGTACCTGGCCACGGTGGAAATGCTTCAGCTCACCCAGGAGAACTTCCGTATGCTGGCTGAAGAGGTTGAGAAGTACCCGGATTTGGATTTTACCGAGGTCGGCCTGCGCATCGCCGGCCAGCATATGCTGAACGCGCTGACCAGCACTTCAGCTGAGCAATGGGAAGAGGTTGCGCCAGACAAGATTGTCAAGAATCTTACAGCGCTCAGCCGTGCGGTATCCTATAAGCGCAAGACCGATATTGAGATCAAAACCGACCAGGAGACCGCCTTGGACGCCAACAAGACCCTGCTGTACGACATCCTTAAAAAGCACCCCGATCTATACAAGCAGGTCATGGAAGTTGTCAAGGCGGAGCAGAAGCTCTTGCAGGAAGGGGATGATTCGATATGACAAAGCAATGGTATGTGCTGCACGTCCTCACCGGCAGCGAACTGGAGGCCCATCGGCAGTTAAAGGCACAGGACATTGATTCCCTGGTGGTTCAGGAGACCTGCATGATCCGGCGCGGGGGAAGATGGCATGAGGAAACCCGTATCCTGTTCCCCGGCTATGTTTTTGTGTACATGAAATACACCGTCGACATGCACTACGTTATCAAAGGTGTCACCGGCGCGATCCGGCTGCTGCCCAAGGATAGCCCGCCTCAGCCGTTGCCGGTAAAGGAAGCGGTCTGGTTACTGGATATCTGCGGCCAGGTCCTGACGCCCTCCATGGTGGACTTCAATGGGGATAAGCCTGTGGTGGTGGATGGTCCGCTGAAGCTGCTGGAGGAACACATTACCAAATTTGACCGGCATCGCCGCCGTGCCCAGCTACGTATTCCGGTGCTGGGTGAGGGCAAGGATATCACGCTTTCCATTTTGCCGGTTTAAAACCGGAAGCACAACTTTTAAAAGCCAGCAACCTTTTAGGATTGATTCGTCTCCTGTCATGGGAGCTGGCCGTCATATTGAGACAGGGAACCAAGCGGATCAGCGCCGCCTGGGTGGCGTAGCTCACCCAAACGGCCCGGATTTTTCGCCGGGATTCCCTGTCCTTTGTGATTTATGCTTTAAGACCCCTTTAACGGCCTCTAAACTGCCGGGTGCGGGTGGTTCCCCTGAACGGGACGGCAAAGAATAGAGGGCCCTTACAGGGCAAATACACCCGCTACTGTACGCCCATGAAAGGAGGCCGGCAGCTTGAACCAGGCGAAACGCAGGAAAATAGAAAAACTGCAGGGGCTCCTGGCCGCCGGCAACCATGGCGCGGCAGAATCGGAGCGGGAAGATTTAAAGGTTTTAAAGGAACTTGAGCAGGACGTCAGCCTGGAGGAATTAAAGGCGTACATGGTCCGGCAGCGTGTGAAGACAGCTGCCCTGGAGGAAAAGGCCAATGATCCCCAAGAGATCAATCCTTTCTCCCTGCTTTCCACCGACCGTCTGGCGGAGCTCACCGAGCATCGGCATAAAATAGTTGCGCAGGGCGCCCAGCTGGAGCTGGCCCAGCGTAACTTCTTTTATTTCTGCCATCTGCGGGCACCGGACTTCTACAAGCCCGACCGGGATTTCCTGGTCCGGCTCTGCAATGAGATGCAGGAATTTTACGAAGGGCCGGAGCGGGTGCTCATCGTCAATCTGCCGCCCCGGCACGGGAAGTCCCGCACTGCTGGTCTGTTTGAGCAGTGGGTATTTGGCAAAAACGCTGCTGAACAGATTATGACCGGCTCATACAATGAGAAACTATCCACCACCTTTTCCAAAGCGGTGAGAAATGGCATTGCAGAAGAAAAAACCGATCCAAGCAAAATCATATACAACGACATCTTCCCAGACGTCCGGATCCAGCGCGGCGAAGCCGCCATGAACTTTTGGGCTCTGGAAGGACAATACGCCAGTTATCTGGCCACCTCCCCAGGTGGCAACCGCTGTGGCGGATGCCGTCTCCGAGGTTATGGAGCCCATTAAAAAGAAGCTGGAGGAAATTGAGGACCGCCTGGACGGCCAGGAGGGCGTGAAGATTGACGGCGCCACACTGGATGCCGCCGGCGTTGACGATCCGGAGCAGCTGGAAGAGCTTCTGGACAACGCCGCCGACCTGGCCGCTGACCAGCTGGAGGAGGATGGCAACGCCCTGGCCGCCGCCGTCATTGACGCCGGCCTGGATACCGGCGAGGTGGTGGACGAAATGGTCAAGCGGCGCAAGGCCCGTAAGGCTGCCGGCGAGGAATTAACCCCGGCCACCGAGGAGGAAGTTGCCGAAGCTATTGTGGAAGTGGCTGAGGAGATTGCCGAGGAACTGGCTCCGGAGGAAATCCAGCAGCTGGTCGATGACGGATATATTGAGGATGATGAAGCCAAGGAAGAGGCGGCCAAGCGCAGGAAAACCACAGGCAGCCGCAAAAGCGGAGCTGCAGGCAGGTCCGCTCGTTCCAAAAAATCCGCTTCCGGAAGTGCATCCCGCCAGACAAAGAAAGCCAACACCCCGGCTTTCCAGCGCAAGTACAGCGGTATTTATACCGGCGCTAAAAGTTCCCAGGAGAAGCCCAAGCTGACACGGGAACAAAAGCTGGTCAAACTGGCCCGCTCCGTCAAGTGCCTGGATATTTTCCCCGGCGGCATCGGCGTACCGGTCCGGGATCCGGAGGCCGCCGCCCATGCCGCCGTCAAAATGTACGGTGACCAGCAGCTGGCCAGAGAGCTGAAAAGCATGTCAGTCTCCGAGCCCAGCTCAGGCGGTTTCTTTGTGCCCCAGGATACCATGGATGAAGCCATTGAGCTTCTGTACAATGAAACCGTCGTTTTTGAGCTGGGCGCCCGCAAAATACCCATGCCCCACGGCAATATAAGCATTCCCAAGGTAACCTCCGGCGCCCGCGCCCACTTCCAGGGTGAGGCCAGGAATATCAAGAGCAGCCAGGGCACGGTCGGCCAGCTCCATATGTCAAGCAAACGCCTGGATGGGCTGGTCATTTCCACCGAAGAGCTCCTGATGTCCACCGACTACGCCAGCGATCTCCTGTTCGGCAATGACCTTCTGGAACAAATGAAGCAGGGCGTGGAGTATGGAGCGCTGCTGGCCAGAGGAACAAAGTTTGAACCCCTCGGCGTTTATCATAATAAAAAGGTTGAAAAGGTCAACCTGCTCACCATCAATGATGTCCAGCTGGCGGACGCCCAGGGACGCCCCACTTCCGACCTGCCCATGTTCCTGACCGGCAAGGTCAGCAAGAAAAATGTGCGCGGCACCATGTTCGGCTGGACGTTCAACTCCGATGTGGAGACCTATCTGAAGCGGATGAAGTCCTCTGACGGTAAGTATATCTGGAAAGATGAGATGGCCACCGGAATGCTGGATGGCAAACCCTACCGCACCACCAACCTCATTGACACGGCCAACAACGGCACTTCCATCATGATTTACGGTCTGTGGAGCGACCTGCTGGTCGGTGAACAGATGGGGCTTACCACCAGGACTTCCTACGATGCCACGGTGCAGACCGACAACGGCTCCGTGAATCTGTTCCAGTCCGTCCAGACCGCCACACGCGCAAATATGTTCATTGACACCGGCCTGCGCCATGATGAGAGTTTTATTGTGGCCACCAACGTGAAGGTGTTCGGCTAATCCGCCGGGCATAAGGAGGAAAACAGATGAAACGGCAACTTTTAGAGACCACTAAAGTG